AAATCTAAATTTATTTAAATAATTCAAATTCTAAATTCAGTTTCCAAAATTAAAATCCAAATTCAAAATTGATATTTAAAAACTAAAATCGAATGGGAAAATAAAACCCCCTGCCTTATGTTGGGTAGGGGAGGGAGGGGGTTAACGTGTGGGAGGGGAGGATTAAATGAAACAATAATACAACAAGTGACATAACTTTGTATTAGAATGCACAAACGGTCTTTCAAAATTGTCATTTAAAATACATGATGGTCTCATTATTTGTCTCCTTTTTCCTCAAATGGTTCGTACTTAAACGGATAATTGTTCTTGATAAACTCTTCTTGTGCTTTAATATAAGCATCTGCAAACTCTTCTAGTTTTCTGAATTCGTCAATTGTTAACTTTCTATACTTCTCTTCTCCGTTCACTGTATCGAGGATTCTTTCGCACCAAGTGTCAAGGTCTAAGCCTCCAATTCTCAAGTCACGCATCTTTTCTGATACACGCTTAGAAATAACTGTGTACTCATCGTGATTCAAAAACCATTCTTTTTCTTCGTTATAGAGTCTCTGTAACTTCTCAAAGTGACAATGGCTTGCATAACGAACAAAATCATCGTCTTTACTGTTGAGTTTGACAAATTCACAAATGGTCATGAGTTTATCACGCTTATTATGGTTATAACTATATGGTAAATAACCACCTCTGTGTCCAACCTTGTTACACCATTTCTGTAAACTCGCAGTATTTATAACTTTTCCGCCATACTTCTGTTCATCCATTTTAATTTCTCCGCTTTTTACAGCGTCAAGAAACTTGTCTCTTAATTCCATCCAACCCTTAATGTATGGAAACATTTCAAGGTGTTCTTCGAATGTGTAACTATTTGCTACATCTTGAAAGAAATCATACATGTTGTTGTCATAAGACCTTTTTATGATTCTTGTAATCTCTTGTTCTTCTGGTTTCCAATTGCTAAAATCGTATTTCATATATGTATCCTCCTTTGATAATACTATTCTAACATATTAGGTTCTGCTTGTCAAGCGTTATTTAAAATAACCCAACTGAACTAAATAATCATACTCATCGCCATCGTCAAGTTCTCCGTTTTCACCGAAATTACCTAAAATCTCTTTCTCAATTTCTCTTTCCTCTTCGAAAGCTTCGTCAATCTCTCTTTGTGTTATTTTAGACATTTTATATGTCCCTCCTTATCTTTGATAATTGAATTATAACACAAAAAGAGTGGCTTGTCAACCACTCTTTTAAACTTTTTAGATATGTCTTAATCCTACGCATTTACAGAATTTATCAGCGTTAAAGTTTGGAAGTGACATAACAACATTCTTTGATGTATTACACAATCCATCCCACCACTTTTGTTTATCATCTGTGGTTGCTTTAACAGTCTTAATGTAACCACCAATAGTCTTATATTCAGAATGAACTTCTTTTTCTTCTTCTGTCATGTTTTCTTTCCATACAAAAACAGATGATGAAAATGGACAACCTAACATAATATATCTTGCATCACTATTGCGCCAATCCTCGATTGTCATATCTGTTTTTACGTCAAACATAGTAATTTTCTTTGTGTCGGTGTTGAAAACACCGACATTATTAAAACCTAAATTCCAATCACCACTGTTGCAATCACCACTGTTGTAATCACCACTGTTGCGGTTACCACTGTTGCAATCACCACTGTTGCGGTTACCACTGTTGCAATCACCACTGTTGCGGTTACCACTGTTGCAATCACCACTGTTCCAATCACCACTGTTGCAATCACCACTGTTCCAATCACCACTGTTGCAATCACCACTGTTGCGGTTACCACTGTTGCGGTTACCACTGTTGCGGTTACCACTGTTGCAATCACCACTGTTCCAATCACCACTGTTGCAATCACCACTGTTGCAATCACCACTGTTGCGGTTACCACTGTTGCAATCACCACTGTTCCAATCACCACTGTTGCAATCACCACTGTTGCGGTTACCACTGTTGCGGTTACCACTGTTGCAATTACCACTGTTGCGGTTACCACTGTTGCGGTTACCACTGTTGCGGTTACCACTGTTGCTCAATCCGCTATTTCCTATTCCACTGTTGCAAATTCGCAACACTTCTTCCCATGATAACTCACGTACAATGGCAATCTTATTCGTGCAATATTTTAAATTATCATCTGTATCTAAATCGCCAATAGCATCAACCTCTGCTACCTTGTTCTGAGGGTCAAATGCATAATAATTAAAACATTCAGCCATTGTACTGCAGAAATGAAAACCACGTTTACACGCACATGGTTTTTCATTCATCTCGTAAGTCTCTCCTATTTTATACTGAAAACCACGACAAGTCCAATCTGAATTAAATACTTTGTAACCTTTCATTAAATTTACCTCCGTTTTTGTTTTTATTGTAATTGCATTATAACATTAAAATTCTACTTTGTCAACAACCTAAATTAAAAACTTAATGTGTAACCTTTGTTTAACAAATATTCAACATTACTTTCGAAAACGTCTTTTGACACTCTCTGCATCGGTGGCACCTTATCATATCTATTATAAATAGGTGTCATAAAGTATCTTCTTGTGTAGTCATATTCTAATTGTACGACTTTACAATCATTACAATATCCTTTTGTTAGCCATACTTTGCCTTTGTGTCTTCCAAAATCTCTTAACAAACTAAATACATCTTCGTAATGCATATTGATTACCTCCTTAACTGCCTTTATTATATAACAGAAATGTTTGTATGTCAAGAAGTTTTTTAAAAAAAATATACTTGACATTGTTTATTCTATATAGTATAATTGCATTATCAAAACAAATGGAGGACAAATATATGACAAAACAGGAAAAGGAATTTTATAAGAAGCAAGCGCCTATTGGTGTAAAGTGCACGTCTAATTGGGGCGGTATTTCTATTTTAAAAGTAAATTATGGTATTAACAATACTGTAGTATTCAAGGGTGAGGCTGACGACATTCATGAGGTTAGAATCTACTATAATATTACTGACAGTGAACCATACTTTATGTATCGTGGGCGCCGTGAGTATTTGCATGATTTTATGAGGTGTTAGTATGGAAGAATACAAAAATAAGGCTTATTTGTTAACAGAACAAGAAGCAAATGATTTTCAAGACCTATTAAAGAAAATGAAAATTGATTCAAAAAAATCAAAAATAGCTGTTGACAAATGGGTATACCATGTGGTAGAATACAACTATAAGAAAGAGGAATAATCAAGGAGGGTTTTATGAGTGAGTTTACAAAAGAAGAGTTAAAAGAAATTTTAAAACTTCATAGAAAATGGTTAATGGATGAAGAAGGTGGCGAACGTGCAGACCTTAGTTATGCGTATCTAAGTGGTGCAGACCTTAGTTGTGCAAACCTTAGTGATGCAATTCTTAGAGGCGCAAACCTTAAATTCGCAAATCTAGGTAGTGCAAATCTTAGTGATGCAGATATGAGAGATGTAGACCTTACGAGCGCATATCTTAGAGAGGCGAAACTTAGTGGAGCAAATATCAAATTTTCAAATCTCACTGACGCAGACTTTGGTAATGCAGACCTTAGCTATACAGAGTGTTGGGGTACAGATTTTAGTGATGTAAATCTTAGAGGCGCAAAGCTTAATGGCTCAAGCCTTTACGGCGCAGTAAATATTAATAGTGTTATATATGATGTATATACATCTATGTTTACACTTAGTTGTCCAGAAGACGGTGCGTTTGTTGGTTACAAAAAAGCAAGACTTAATGGTATTGATAGATTTAAAAATGTAATTGTTAAGTTGCAAATTACAGAAGATGCAAAGCGTTCTAGTGCAACAACTCGCAAGTGTAGATGTAATAAGGCTGTTGTTCTTGGTATTTACGACTTTGAGCATAATGAATTGCCAAGCGATACGATAGCATACTCTAGATGGGATTTAGGTTTTACATATAAAGTTGGAGAAACAGTTGAACCAACAGAACCATTTGAAGAGGATAGATGGTTAGAATGCGCTAGTGGCATTCACTTCTTCATGACCTTTGACGAAGCTGTAAAATATTAATCCTCCCCCTCCCTCCCCTACCCAACATAAGGCAGGGGGTTTTATTTTCCCATTCGATTTTAGTTTTTAAATATCAATTTTGAATTTGGATTTTAATTTTGGAAACTGAATTTAGAATTTGAATTATTTAAATAAATTTAGATTT